AACTGAAAAAAATTTTGTGCGCTACGCCACGAAGTGGCCCCGTAAGGGGCTAGAACTGCAAAAATTTTTGTAGTAGCCCTGCGGGAGGTCGCGTAGCGGAATGAGACGCCCCCCGTAGGGGGCGTCGGCCAAGGGCTGCTAACCCAAGGGGGGTTAAGAGGTCTCGCGGGTAGCTAGCCCCAGACCACTAGGCGAGGTGGGGCGCCCAGCCCGAGAGCACCCCGTGGGGAGGAGGGGAGGAAGGTGCTACTCTGCGGCAAGTAAACCCTCGTACCGGAGCTGTGTCAATGGGTGTATTGCGGTTGGAAATAGATGAAGGGGTGCCCCTGCCGACAGCCAAGTCCACCTCGAAAATGGTGCCCCACGAAGGGATTCTTGCTGCGGGTAAGACGGCAGACCTTCTGGCCGCTTTTGGTCTTGAGTTGCAATACGACACCGAGGCGAAGGATACTGCCGCCAAGATATTGCTTCTCTACGCGGGACACCCGCTGCGAATGTTGAAGGAGCGTATGAGCGACCGTGACCTTGAGTCGCACTCTGTTGCGTCCGTAGCCCTTGCCTCCCAGCTTCTGCGAGAGTTCGGGCAGTCCACTGTGCAGTCCGCACAGGAAGTTCGGAACCTTGTGACCAACAAGTTGCTTGTTGAGAGCGAGAACCCGGACCCCAAGATCCGTCTGAAAGCCTTGGAGATGCTGGGGAAGATCTCCGACGTGGGTCTGTTCACCGAGAAGTCCGAAATCACCATCACTCACCAGACCGATACCGCCCTGCAAGACCGGGTGCGGGAGAAGCTGGAGCGCCTGCGTCGTTTCGAGGCCGAGACCAAGAAGGCTGAGGATGCCGTGATCGTGGAGGACGGGCCGAAAGCCGTTGAGCAGGACCCGCTGGAGGCCGTGATCGTGCCGATCCGCCCCGAAACTGTTGCTGAGGAAGCATTTGATGACGACTAACGTCGATAAGGTGACCAAGTTCCGACCGAAAGACGCCGCCAAGGACCCCGATTTCGTGCTTGAAAAGGCCGCAGGCGTCTACGAGAGCGTGCTGACCATCGGCTGGGACAAGGAGGGCGATTTCGACATGCGTTCGAGCCTGAATCTGGACGCCAAGGACGTGCTTTGGCTGCTTGAGAGCGCCCGGCACTTCCTGCATGAGGCCGTGTACGGCAACACCGTGGCACAGGTCGAAGAGTAACCCCCGATATGGCCGAAACCGCCCTGTCAGAGGCCGAAATCGAAGAGATTCTGGCCAACATCGACCAGTTTTCCGAGGAGGAGCTGGTCGAGATCGACCGTGTGGTGGACGAATTGGCGACGCGGCAGGCGTCCCGCGCTGCATATGACGACCTGCTTGCCTTCTGCAAGCACATGGACCCGGACTACAAGGTCGGGGCGCACCACAAGATCCTCGCCAAGCTCCTGATGCAGATCGAGGCGGGGGAGAAGGACCGGATCTGCGTCAATATCGCCCCGCGCCACGGCAAGTCCCACCTCGTTTCCACTATGTACCCGGCGTGGTTCTTGGGTAGGAACCCAAACAAGAAGGTCATGCTGGTCTCGCACACGACGGATCTGGCTGTCGATTTCGGTCGGAAGGTGCGGAACCTCATCTCCACGCCCCAGTACGCACAGGTCTTCCAGAACGTCTCTCTCGCCGTCGACTCCAAATCGGCCGGCCGGTGGAACACCAACCATGGAGGTGAGTTCTTCGCCTGTGGTGTTGGCTCTGCACTCGCTGGTCGCGGTGCACACCTGCTTCTAGTTGATGACCCACACTCCGAGCAGGACGTGCTGAACGGCAACTTCGAGGTCTTCGAGCGCGCCTACCAGTGGTTTACATACGGTGCGCGGACTCGCCTCATGCCGGGCGGTGCCGTGGCGATATGTCAGTGCATGACGGGTGACACTGAGGTCCTGTTGTGGGATGGGAAGCCGCTGCGGCTGGACCAAATTCGTCCGGGCGACGTCGTGGCTTCCTATGACGGCAACGGCCTAGTACCACGCCGCGTCTTGAACTGGGCGGACCAAGGGTTAGATCATGTGTATTCCATTCGAATGTCGTCTGGAGTTATACTTCGGGCTAACGCGAGGCATCCGTTCCTCGTGCAGCGTGAAGGACGAGAAGAATGGGTACAGACCAAGCTGCTGTCGCCGGGGATGGTTCTGACGGGTGTCAAGCCGCCGAATGCGGGAACCAAAAGTACGCCCGAGGGCTTTGCAAGTACCACTACCATCGCGCACGCAGAGAAGGAACTCTCGAACCCTCTCCTTACTGGGGTAAGTGGCGCGGCAAGACCTGCAGTGAGGACGGATGCGAAGAGCCGGTGTCTGCGAAGGGGTTGTGCGTTCACCACTACGGCAAGGCGCGTTGGGAAGCTGGATTCGGGAGACTCTCTCCAGAGGACAACCGGAACCGCCATCTCAAACACCGGTACGGCATCACGGCGGACGACTACAACTCGATGCTGGATGCGCAAGGCGGCGCGTGTGCTATCTGCCAACGTTTTCCAGAAGATGCCGACCTACCCAAGCATTGGAAGAAGTTCGCGGTGGATCATTGCCACGATAGCGGGGTTGTTCGCGGACTCTTGTGTAACCACTGCAACATCATCCTCAAGCATGGGGTCACCCACCAACTCCTCGACCGTGCCGCTGAGTACCTTCGAAATGGTGGGGCACACAATCGAGGAGATCCGCCTGACGGGGGTTGAGCGTGTATACGACCTGCAAGTCGATGGAACCGAAAATTTCGTTGCAAATGGCGTAGTTAGCCATAATACACGCTGGCACTTGGACGACCTGACGGGGCGGGTCGTGGGGGACATGGCGAAGAACCCCGGTGCGGATCAGTACGAGGTGGTCGAGTTCCCGGCCATCTTGGAGACCGAAGACCCCGAAACTGGAGAGGTGGTAGAGAAGGCGCTGTGGCCTGAGTTCTTCGACCTGAAGGCGCTCTACCGCACGAAGGCGTCGATGCCTGCGTTTCAGTGGAACAGTCAGTATCAGCAGCGGCCGACGGCCGAGGAAGCGGCGCTCATCAAGCGCGACTGGTGGAACGAGTGGGTGCAGGACGACCCGCCGGACTGCGAGTACATCATCATGGCGCTGGATGCTGCTGCCGAGACCCACAACCGGGCTGACTTCACGGCTATCACGACGTGGGGAGTGTTTTTCAACGAGGAGGTCGACGCGTACAACATCATCCTGCTGAACGCGGTGAAGGACCGGATGGAGTTTCCGGAGTTGAAGCGCAAGGCGCTGGAGGAGTATGCGGAGTGGGAGCCAGATAGCTTCATCGTGGAGAAAAAGTCCGCCGGTACGGCGCTGTATCAAGAGCTTCGCAGGATGGGCTTACCCGTGCAGGAGTTCACTCCCCATCGCGGTTCTGGGGATAAACTTGCGAGATTGAACGCAGTTACTGATATAGTCGCCTCGGGACTGTGCTGGGTACCCAGAACTCGTTGGGCAGAAGAGTTAGTCGATGAAGTCGCAGCCTTCCCGTTTGGCTCTCACGACGACCAAGTTGACTGCCTCACCATGACGCTNGCTAGGTTCAGACAAGGNGGCTTNATCAGACTCCCGAGCGACGAGCCAGACGAGATCCCGTACTTCCGGCGAAAAGAGGCGTTTTACTGATGGCAATTGAACCCGGACTCTACGCCGCGCCCGAAGGGCTTGAGAGCGAAGAAGAGCTGTCCTTCGACGTGGATCTGCCGGGCGTTGCAGACACACTGGCTGTCGAGCTTGAAGACGGCTCCGTCGAGATCACCTTCGGTGACGAGCCCGAAGAGGGTTCGCTCGCTTCTGCGCCGTTCGACGCCAACCTAGCTGAGTACCTTGAGGACGATGACCTGAACGCCCTCGCCTCTGAGATGCTGGAGGACATCGAGGCGGACACGCAAAGCCGCAGGGAGTGGGCGGATACCTTCGTCAAGGGCCTCGAAGTTCTCGGGATGAAGTACGAGGAGCGCACCACGCCGTGGGATGGTGCCTGTGGTGTGTTCTCGACCGTCCTGAGCGAGGCCGCGATCCGGTTCCAAGCCGAGTGCATGGGTGAGACGTTCCCCGCGTCAGGCCCTGTGCAGACCAAGATCGTCGGCAAGGAGACCAAGGAGAAGCGGGAAGCCTCGCACCGGGTCAAGGCCGACATGAACTACCAGCTCACGGAGCGGATGGTCGAGTACCGCTCGGAGCACGAGCGCCTCCTCTATAGCCTCGGCCTCGCCGGGTCTGCGTTCAAGAAGGTCTACTTCGACCCGAACCTCGGGCGGCAGGCCGCGATCTATATCCCTGCAGAAGATGTTCTGGTGCCGTACGGCGCGTCCAATATCGAGACCGCCGAGCGCGTGACGCACGTCATGCGCAAGACCAAGAACGAGATGGCCCGCCTGCAGGCGTCCGGGTTCTATCGTGATATCGACCTTGGTGAGCCGGAGCCGTATCACAGCGACGTCGAGGAGATCAAAGCCGAGGAAGAGGGCTTCGACCTTACAGATGACGACCGCTACACCATCTATGAAGCCCATGCCGAGATCGTGCTGCTGGGTGACGACGATGATGGGCTCGCCAAGCCGTATGTGATCAGCATCGAGCGTAGTAGTGGCAAGGTGCTGTCTATTCGCCGCAACTGGGAAGAGGGCGACCCGCTCACGCTCAAGCGGCAGCACTTCGTGCATTACACCTACGTGCCGGGGTTCGGGTTCTACGGGCTCGGCCTCATCCACATCGTGGGTGGCTACGCCAAGGCGGGCACTTCCCTCATCCGCCAACTTGTTGATGCGGGTACCCTGAGCAACCTGCCGGGCGGTCTGAAGACCAAGGGCCTGCGCGCCAAGGGCGACGACACGCCCATCCAGCCGGGTGAGTTCCGTGATGTTGACGTGCCGAGTGGTGCGATCAAGGACAACATCATGGCTCTGCCCTACAAGGAGCCGAGTCAGACCCTCCTGCGCCTGCTGGAGATCATCACCTCCGAAGGGCGCCGCATGGCGGCTATCTCTGACATCAACGTCAGTGACATGTCGGCCAACGCCCCGGTGGGTACCACGCTGGCGCTCCTTGAGCGGACCCTGAAGCCCATGGCGGCTGTTCAGGCTCGCGTGCACTACTCCATGAAGCTGGAGTTCAAGCTCCTCAAGCGCATCATCTCGGACTACGCCCCGGAAACGTACGACTACCAGCCGGCTACGGGTGAGGTTCAGGCCCTCAAGACCGACTATGCACTGGTCGACGTCATCCCGGTCAGCGACCCTAACAGCGCCACCATGGCCCAGCGGGTCGTGCAGTACCAAGCCGCCCTCCAGATGGCGCAGATGGCGCCGCAGATCTACGACCTGCCTCAGCTCCACCGCCAGATGATCGACGTGATCGGCATCAAGAACGCCGAGAAGATCATCCCGCTGCCGGACGACATGGAGCCGGTCGACCCCGTGTCCGAGAACATGGCTGCCCTGATGGGCAAGCCGATGAAGGCGTTCATCTATCAGGACCACGACGCCCACATCAAGGCGCATATGTCGTTCATGCAGGACCCGATGATCGCGCAGATGATCGGTCAGAACCCCGCGGCGCAGCAGATCATGGGCTCACTTCAGGCTCATATAGCCGAACATCTTGCTTATAGCTACCGCAAGCAGATCGAGGACCGCCTCGGCGCACCGCTGCCCACGCCGGATGCCAAGCTGCCCGAGGACATGGAGGTGCAGCTGTCGAGGCTCGTTGCTGATGCAGGTCAGCAGCTCACTCAGGCCCACCAACAGCAGGCGGCGCAGCAGCAGGCGCAGCAGATCGCAGAAGATCCGAACTTCCAGCTCAGGAAGCAGGAGGTCCAGATCAAGGCTGCCAAGGAGCAGCGCGAAGCCCAGAAGGCCATGTCCGATGCCGCGATCCAGCAAGCCGAGGTCATGCGCAAGGCGCAGAAGGACATGGTGGATGCTGCAGTCGAGAGAGAACGCCTCCGACTCGACCAGACCGAGCTGGCCCTCGACGCCGCGGAGAAAGAGCAGCGGCTAGATCAAGCCCGCCGAGAGGCGGAACGGCAGTTCCAGATGAACTTGCTGAGCATGTTGCAGGGGCCGCAAGGCGGCGGGGAGAGCTAAGTGGCCAAGACTGTCTTCGAGACAATCAATGAGGAGCTGGATAGCCAGCTCCAGAGCAAGATCGACTTTCTGGTCTCCGGTCGCCCGGAAGACTATGCACAGTACCGGGAAGTGGTAGGCACGATTCGGGGTCTTCGTGCCTGTCGTCAGTACGTTGAAGACCTCTCGCGAAACTTTATGGAAGATGACGACTATGAGTGAAGTCGGACTCGCACTACCACCGCACATTGCGGCTGAACGGGAAGAAGGAGTGTTCGAAGCGCAGCTGCCGAAGCCCGTGGGGTACAAGCTGCTTGTCGCGCTGCCGCAGGTCGAGGAGACCTTTGGCGGTTCGGAGCTTGTGAAGGCCGAGAAGACCAAGCGGGATGAGTACATCCTGTCGATCATCGGGGCAGTTATCGACATGGGCGACGGCGCGTACTCGGGCAAGGACCGATTCCCTGATGGCCCGTGGTGCCAAGTGGGTGACTACGTGATGTTCCGTGCGAACACCGGCACCCGGTTCACCATTGGCGGTGTCGAGTACCGACTCATGAATGACGACTCCATCGAGGCTGTCGTCGCAGATCCGCGTGGCATCACGCGTGCGTAAGGAG